AGATGGCTATTCTGGCAGAAAAATTTGGCTTAGATTGGTCAAGAATTTCACAATTATTAACTAAAGATGATAGAGTTGGATTAAGTCATGTTAGGGTTCCAGGCAATGACAATATTCCAGGGTTTGATGGATTATGTTTCCCTAAAGATACCAGTGCTTGGTTACAATTTGCCAATGGCCAAGGCGTTAAACTTTCTTTGCTAGAACAAGCAGTAAAATTAAACAAAGAGCTAAGATCTTAATGTTTGAATTTATTCTTAAATGGTCAAGTAATTTATTAATATTATCTGCTGCATTAGCTACTAGTTTTGATTTTATACCGCTGAACAAATATCTATTTTTAGTAGGCAGTATTACATGGACTATAGTAGGGTTTATATGGCGGCAACCTAGTGTTTGGACTGGCAATCTAATTTTGTCAATTATCTATTTAATAGGCTTTTTCAAGTTATAAATTAGTTTAACTAATCTATTTACAAAACTTATAATATGTGTTAAGCTCACAAAGATAAACTTCAATAAATTGTAATAATAAAGGATTAATATGTCAAAAATTAAAATATCAGAACTATTCTATTCTATACAAGGAGAGGGTAGGTATATGGGTGTACCTAGTATCTTTCTAAGAACATTTGGCTGTAATTTTACTTGTGGCGGGTTTGGCATGCCTAAAGGACAAATATCAGTTGAACGAGATAAAGTTGCAGATAGGCTAACTGAATTTAATACCTATAAAGATTTACCACTTGTTCATACTGGATGCGATTCGTATGCTAGTTGGGATCCAAGATTTAAAGAATTGTCACCAGTCCTAAGCACTGATAGTATTGCAGAATCTATTATAGAACTTCTCCCTCACAAAGAATGGAGAGAGGAGCATTTAGTAATTACAGGAGGTGAACCATTGTTAGGTTGGCAGCGTAGTTATCCTGACTTGCTGGAAAATCATAAAATGAAAAATCTTAAAGAACTAACCTTTGAAACTAATGGTACACAAGATGTCGCAGATGACTTTTTTTATTATTTGCACAACGACTCACAAATAGAAGAACTCACATTTAGTGTAAGTCCAAAACTAAGTGTAAGTGGTGAGACTTGGAAAGATGCAATCAAACCCGATGTAGTATGTGACTACGCATTATTAGGCTATACTTACTTAAAATTTGTTGTTACTGGTGAACAAGATACAGAAGAAATTCAAGATGCAGTATCAGCTTATCGTCAAGCAGGTTTTAACGGTCCAGTTTACCTAATGCCAGTGGGCGGAGTTGAAAATGTGTACAGTATGCACAATAAACAGGTTGCCGAACTAGCAATGAAATTGGGATATAGGTATAGCGATAGACTTCAAGTACCGCTTTTTAAAAATGCTTGGGGAACTTAAAAATAATATACTGAAACAATGTAAATTAAAGTTTAAGTATAGTTTTGATTCTAAGTAAATACTATTATGTTTAATCTATTCAAAAGAAAACCGCCGGCTCCAGAACCAGAACCACCTAAAGAACGTAAACCTAGAAAACCTAGACAACCAAAGCCTAAGAACCCCACTAAAGAACCTAGTGCTAAGGAAATTGCAACTCAGAAAGGCGAACCATACATTAATATAATTAGTATGGAATTGGATCCCACTAATATAGGAATAGGTGCTTTTGAATTAGATTGGAACGAATTTTTTATTGCAAAACTAATAAAATCAGGCTACAAAGGTGCCAATGAAGAACAATTAGTGGATCAGTGGTTTCAGGATGTTTGTAGAAATATCGTAATGGAAACTTATGAACAGTTTGAAGCTAATAACCCAAGACCACCAAATGGTATTCAAAAGAAAGATTTGGGTAACGGCAGAGTAGAAGTAAGCTAATTTGGTTTGGTATAATTTGACATTATTTGTAATAATATGCTAATATTATTGCACTATGAAATATCTAATCATTGATACAGCTAATACATTTTTTCGTGCCAGACATAGCGCCAGTCGTCAAGCCGACATGTGGGACAAGCTAGGTTTCGCAATTCATGTTACATTAAGTAGTGTAAACAAAGCATGGCGAGAACATCAAGCCGACCACGTAATTTTTTGTTTAGAAGGACGCAGTTGGCGTAAAGATTTCTATAAACCTTATAAAGCCAATCGTGCTGCTGCTAGAGCTGCACTAACAGAACAAGAAGCAGAAGAAGATCGTTTGTTCTGGCAAGCATTTGACGATCTTAAAACTTTTCTTATTGAAAATAGTAATTGTACTGTACTACAACATTCAGAACTAGAAGCAGATGATTTAATTTCGGGTTGGATCCGAAATCATCCTAATGACGAACATATTATTATCAGCAGTGATAGTGACTTTCATCAATTACTAGCAGAGAACGTAAAACAGTTTAATGGTGTAGCAGATGAACTATACACTATTAATGGAATTTTAGATCGTAGAGGAAAATTAGTAGTAGATAAAAAAACTAAAGAGCCTAAACAGATTCCCGATCCTAAATGGATATTATTTGAAAAATGTGTACGGGGCGACCCCACTGATAATGTGTTTAGTGCATACCCAGGTGTACGTACTAAAGGTACTAAAAATCGTATAGGATTAACTGAAGCTTACGCCGATATGAACAAAAAAGGCTATAACTGGAATAATCTTATGCTACAGCGGTGGACAGACCATGATGGTGTAGAGCATCGTGTATTAGATGATTATGAGCGAAATAGAACATTAATTGATCTAACTGCTCAGCCTGACACCATTAAAGAAAAAATTGATGAGTGTATACAAAAGAATATTTTGGCAAAATCAAAATTCATGGTAGGAGCAAAATTTCTTAAATTTTGTGGTAAATACGAATTAAGCAAGATAGCCGAGATGGTTACTAGTTACAGTGAATTTCTAAGTGCTGAATATCCAAAAAATGAACATCAAAACACATAAAACTAAGTTTGTTACTATTAAGCCTGGCGATGCAGATTTTCTGCTAAAAGATAATTTTGTAGTCGGGCATAGGGCGGGATTCGAAATTAGTTCAAGATGTCCCCACAACTATCGCGAAGTTATTCAAGAATGTATAAATTACGGTTGGCTCATACCTGTAGCTACAATGTATGACCATGAAATTACTTTTGCAAGGATGAAATATGAGTAATCAATTATTAGCAAAACCTATTTTAAAAAATAAATTTTGGATTGTAGAGGATCAAGGTTCAAATAAAATCGCTACAATTCAAGCAGTCGAGGATGGCAGTTATGTATATGTTGCCCCAACAAAAGAACGGCAACATTACCCTAGTATTAAATTGCTGTCAAAAGATCATAATATTATTTTTGACAAAAACAAAAAACCCAAGGCAGACACTACAACTGAAAATGAAATTTATGGATATCCCATTAGTCAAAAAGGTTATAATATTTTTTGGGACGTAAAAAATAAATTTGCAGTATTCACTAAAAATAATAAAAGCAAAAGTTTCTTCTGTGCAGGATACTATATTATCAAATTCAATAACGGTTGGGTCAAAAGCTTTTGTCCAAAATTGATTACATTGAATAGATATGAATATAGAGGACCATTTAAATCCAAAGTAGAAATGCAAGAGCAATTGAAAATCCATAATCAAAATGAACTATCTGACGTTACACTTTAAACTGTTTAACGACAAAGTAAAATTGCTGAATCAATTGGGTCAAAAAAACTTAATTCTTACAGCAGATGAAGCTAGAAACCTGCATAGTGACCTATTTGATCTATTAAATAGACTTGCAGCTAGTTCTAGTACAGACAATATTATTAAAACAGATCTTGACGGAGGAAAGTTTTAATAACTGCTCTGTTTACTAAATAAACAGCTAGGAAAAAAAATGAGTAGACCCAAACCAAAAATTCTATTAGAGCACGTAAACAAGGTTAATTACAAAACTGAGCAAGTACTATTTAGTGAAGGGATTTGGGCTATTTTTTATCAAAATAATCCTATCAATTTAAAATCGGGCAATATGTTGATAAGTTACCCAGGTCCGAAATATAAAAAATCAAGTTTTAGTAATCGTGGCCACGCAATTAATCTGTGTAAAAAATTAAATAATCTATTTAAAACAGATCAATTCACTGTAGTTTTACTTAAACAGGGTGAACAAATTTATCCAAAAAAAGTATAACCAAGTACAGCTGACTAAAGCATTAGCGGAAGAATCCGACCTTGGGCCTGGAGGATGGATTGCTCTCCGTCGGACTATTTGGTATAATCCCGTAGATGATACTAGTCTAAGATTAAATCAAAACGGCTACAGCTTTTTAAGACGTGCAGGATATCAAGGTTTTGAAATAGAAATAAAACCAAGTTTTTTAGTCAATAAACATTTATTGGCCATAGAAAGATATTTTCCTGGAGTCTACTTACTAGTAAATGCTAAAAAAATCATAGTGTTTGATGAAGAAATTGCTAGTATGCTATATCTACTAGATGGCAACCTTATACAATACATAGATAATTTAAGCAAAACGGTTGACAAATAATACCAATTACGCTATAATTGATACTGTGACGATGTTAAATGTTGTTAATAAACAACAAACAATAATTTCCAAGATTTGACGAAAATTCATTTATTGCGTACAATCACTCTAACGTTAAGGAGAGCTCGATGAGCAAAAAAGAAGTAGTAACCGAAACTCGTACCGTAACTGCCGAAACTGCACGCCGTTGCGTCATGAAGGCATTCTCAATCAAACAACCGATTTTCTTGTGGGGTCCGCCAGGAATTGGTAAAAGTGAAGTAGTTGCTAGTATTGCAAAAGAACTAGGCGGACTAATGATTGATCTCCGGCTCGCCCAAATGGATCCCACTGACTTACGTGGTATCCCTTTCTATAACAAAGAGCTTGGCAAAATGGATTGGGCCCCTCCAATTGATCTGCCCGACGAAGAAACTGCTGGACAATATCCGATTGTAGTATTGTTCATGGACGAAATGAATAGTGCTGCACCAGCAACCCAAAGTACCGCTTATCAACTTGTACTCAATCGTCGCGTTGGCAAATACATTTTGCCAGACAATGTAGTGATCATTGCTGCAGGTAACCGCGAAAGTGATAAAGGTGTTACTTATCGCATGCCTAGTCCACTAGCTAATCGTTTCCTACACTTGGAAATGCGGGTGGATCATGAGAGCTGGGAAAAGTGGGCTACTTTGAATCGTATTCACAAAGATGTAGTGGGTTATGTTGGTTTTGCTAAACAAGACCTTAACGACTTTGACCCCCGCAGTTCCAGTCGTGCATTCCCTACACCGCGTAGTTGGACCTTTGTTAGCAATCTTCTTCGTGATGAAGATTTGGGCGATAGCGATCTTACAGACATGGTAGCTGGTGCAGTAGGCGAGGGTGTTGCAGTAAAATTTATGGCACATCGTAAAATTGCAGGACAACTTCCTCGGCCCGAAGAAGTTCTTACTGGCAAAGTTACTGAGCTTAAAATTAAGGAAATTAGTGCCATGTATAGCATGGTAGTCAGTCTGTGCTATGAATTGCAGGATCAGGTTACTAAACTAGGTGCTAACTCTGCAGAATGGCATAAAATGAGTGACCGTTTCTTTAGGTTTATGATGGATAATTTCACCACTGAGCTTACTGTAATGGGTGCTCGTGTTGCTCTTACCACTTACAATCTTCCTTTCCTTCCTAGCAAGATGACCAATTTTGATGAGTTTCACAAACGATTTGGTAAGTATATCATCTCTGCAAGTGCCAAATAAAGGTATTAGATTTTTGACAAAAAATCTATTAAGTAGTATAGTAATGGAAATTAAGGAGGCTTGATGGCTACTACCAGCACAGGAAAAAAGAATCAACGTCTAGCAGGTCGTTTGACAGACAAAATCGACAACGCCCTAGACAAGGAAGTTCGTGAAAAGTTGACCACTGCAAGGATTGGTCTGCTACTTAAGGCTCCTTTTTTCGGTAATCTCGCAACTCGGCTTCAACTTGTCAATGCTGATAGTTGGTGTGGTACTGCAGCAACCGACGGTCGTCGTTTTTATTACAATACAGAATTCATTAAAAAAATGAAACCCAAAGAGGTAGAATTTCTCTTTGGGCATGAAGTTCTGCATAATGTTTACGATCATATTAGCCGGGCAGGAAAAGAACGCGATCCTCGACTATTTAATTGTGCAGCTGACTATTGTGTTAATGCAGATCTTATGCAATTTAATATTGGCGAGCGCATTAATCCTTGCCTATTTGATGTTAAATATAAAGGTTGGAGTGCAGAAGAAGTCTACGACGATCTCTACGATAAGGCAGAAAAAATTAATATTGATGATCTACTGGATCAACTTATTGACGAGCATATCGAAGACGACGACGAAAGCAATGGCAGTGGCCGAGATGGAGAAGAAATTGACGGCAGTGGTAAAGGTCGTCCAAGACTAAGTGCAGAAGAACGTAAACAGATTCGCGACGAAATCCGTGAAGCAGTTCTGCAGGCTGCACAATCTACTGGAGCAGGTAATTTACCTGCAGGTGTTAGTCGTCTAATTAAAAACATGACCGAGCCAGTTGTTGATTGGCGTGAACTACTTCAACAACAAATTGCCAGCACAATTAAATCTGACTATACTTGGATGCGCCCTAGCCGCCGTAGTTGGCATGTGGATGCAATTTTACCTGGTATGAAACCTGGTGAACAGATTGATATCTGCATCGGTATTGACACTAGTGGGAGTATTGGCGAAGAAGATATTAGTGCCTTTATGACAGAGATACAAGGCATTATGAACAGCTATGACGAATACAAAATTCAAGTGTGGAGTTTTGATACCGAAGTATATAATCATCAAGAATTTACTAGCGATAACTTGGAAGATATTGCAAGTTATCAACCAGCGGGTGGTGGAGGCACAGACTTCGAAGCCAATTGGGAATACATGAAACAAAACAATATTGAGCCTAAAAAATTTATCATGTTCACCGATGGTATGCCATATGGTTCTTGGGGTGATGAAAACTATTGTGATACAGTATTCATTATTAAGGGCAATGAAAATGCTCAACCACCTTTCGGTGTATGGGCTATTTACGAACATTCTAGCAATAAAAAATGATTAAGAATGGTGAACCCAATCCGTTAAATATCTTCAATCTACGTAGATTTGAGCATTGTGCTCCCCATCTAGAAAAAGTATGTTTTGATTCTAGACGGGATGATAAAACAATAACTGATTGGATCTATGAAAATTTAGAAGGTAGATTCTATTTCGGTGATATAGTTCATTACAAAGACAATAAGTATACCTTAGGTAAGTGTGCGGCTTTTGAAATTAAAAGTGAAGCCACTTACTTTTGTTTTATGCTAGATAGTTTTAATAGTACCCCAGACCTTTTCTAAAAAATTTTCCTTTGCCTAATTGATGTTAAATAAACACAGTAGAGAATACTGTGCAAGATAAACATCAAATCACTATAAACGATCTATTAGCTATAATAGATTTAATCAATTTGGCTTCCAGTAGAAATGCCTTCAGGATTGAAGAATTTTCTATTGTAGGTGCTATCTATCAAAAATTAGTAAATTATGTAGAAGCGTCTAATGCCCAAAAAAATCTCTCTACCTCAAACGAGTCAAAGGATCAAGAAAATGATGAAACACGTAGGTAAACATAACAATAAAAAAGTTGTTATATTATATAGAACGGTGCCGGGCGAAGAACATATGTGCTTAATTTGTTATCCAGAAGTATTACCAAGGCACATACATGATGATCTTATGAAAGCATTAGAATCAGATAGTGGTCAACAAGCTAAAGAATTTAGTGATTATTTGTTTAGGTATACATTAAGTGATGGCAATAATGCACTTACAACACTACACAAAGAAGGTATGATTAAAAAAGTACCTACAAATCAAGTTATAGTTACTCCAACTAATTCTAGCAATGTAAGATTAGATGAACTTAATAACATATTGACTAAGATGGAGCAGGGCGAAGAAGCTATTAAAGAGTTGGCAGATTTAGATAAAAATAGCGGGATGACGGGTAAAAAACGCAATAATGTAGCTAAAAATGTAGGTGAAGTTAGACCTCCGCGGGAAAGTCGTAGTACCCCTGCAGAAGTTAATACTAACGTAAGCATTACAGAGGTTCTCACAGACGAACAACTAGCTACTCAACGTATTGCTCAGGCCCAAAAAATGGCAGCAGAGGCTAAAGCTTTGTTAGCCGAAAGTGACCGATTAATGAAAGAAGCAGCAGATTTAAGTCCCCATGAAAATAATAACAAAAATGCCAAGCCAAGAAAAACCAAAAAAACCGCGGCTAAAGTCAATTAATCTTAGTAATAAACGTTCATGGCGAAAAATAATACGAGAGGTCGAAAAGAAAGAAGTCCCTATACATATTCTTGAAAAACTTATAGTGAATCTTAAAGATGGCACCAGTGTTCCTATTGATATTAAAGAACTACTTAGCACAGGTGCCGATCCAGATCTTGTAGAATCGGAATTAAATAAAAAATTAGAAAGCCTAGAACAATATATCTTAAATGTAGATTTTTATATCGATATTGATAAGATTAAGGACACGATTCAACCTGAAACAGATAAAATCTTAGCTAAACTTAAATTATGATCAAAGCTATTTTCGCAGTAGACCATTGGGGCGGAATGGGCAATAACGGCACCTTGCCCTGGCCACATCATTCAGAGGATTTGCAATACTTTAAAGAACAAACTCTAAATCATATTGTCGTAATGGGCAGGCGTACATGGGATGACCCAAAAATGCCTAAGCCATTACCTAATAGACTTTGCTATGTTGCAACTAATCGCTCAATTAACTATAACAGAACACTACAGGGCGATTTAAAAACCGAAATCAAAAACCTACAAACTAAATTCCCTAAATTAAATGTTTGGATAATTGGCGGACCTGACATCTTACTGCAAACAAAAAGTCTAATAGACGAAATACATATTACTCATTTTAAAGCAGGATATCGAACAGATGTAAAGTTGGATCTACATAAATTCCTTTTAGGGTTTAGAGTAATGAGTAGCAAACCTAGCACCGATAGAAACTGTAATTGGATGGTTTACAAAAATATTGACGTCTTTAGGTAAGTTTATTATACTGCACAGATGAAACAATACTTAGATGCTTTACAATTTATTTTAGATAACGGAACTACAAAAAAGGATAGAACCGATGTTGGTACTATAAGTTACTTTGGTTTGCAACAGCGATACAATCTTGAAGACGGTTTCCCTGCTATTACAACAAAAAAACTTGCCTGGAAAGCCGTAGTCGGAGAACTTCTTTGGTTTATTGAAGGTTCCTCGGATGAACGAAGATTGGCAGAAATTACCCATGGTACACGCGAAGGCACTGTAACTATATGGACCCCAAATGCTTTGGCAGGATATTGGAAAGACAAAGCTAAATTCGATGGTGACCTAGGCAGAGTGTATGGAGTCCAATGGAGATCTTGGCGTCAATACATTGAAAGAAAGAACATGGGGGATGCACACCTCGGCGGACAACGTGTAGCTACAGATAGATTTGAAATTGATCAGCTGAATATTCTAATTGAAAATCTAAAAAAAGATCCGCATAGTAGACGTCATATACTTACAGCATGGAATCCAGCAGAACTTGACCAAATGGCACTGCCTCCTTGCCATTGCTTTGCTCAATTCTATGTGCATGATGGCAAACTAAGTTGTCAAATGTATCAGCGTTCATGCGATATGTTTTTAGGTGTACCTTTCAACATAGCATCCTACTCACTCCTAACACATATGATCGCTCAAGTGTGCGGATTAGGTGTAGGCGAGTTTGTTCATGTACTCGGAGATGCTCATATCTATCTTAATCATCTAGAGCAGGTTAAGGAACAACTTAAACGTGAACCATTACCTGGTCCAAAACTAAAACTTAATCCTGCAATAAAAGACATTACAAAATTTACAATGGATGATATTGAACTTGTAAACTATAATAGTCATGGCCCCATTAAAGCAAGTATGGCAGTATGAAGAAACTAGCAGTACATAAATTTTATATAGGCGATGTAGAAGATATAGAACTATATGCTGCCGAACCGTTATATCAATTTGAACAAAGTGAAAAAGGTCAATGGATAATGCAAAATGCATTAGAAACACCAAAATGGCATCAACGTTTTACTGCTGATTCATTTCGAATTATGATATATATTGAAGCAAAATTTAGCGATGAAATGGCAACATTTTTTGAACTAAAATGGGGAATAGAATGAAAATTCTAGTAACTGGCGGATTAGGCTTTATCGGTCACAATGTTGTATCTAAACTTGAACAACAGGGACACGAATGTTATATAGTGGATAATACTACAGACTATGGTGTTCTTAATCCTCTAGAGCTAGAAAATTTATTAATAGAAAGAGCTAGTTTAATTAAAAAAAGTGTATGGGATAAATTAGATATCCGAGATACAAGAAGTCTATCTAAAATTTTCGAAACATTTAAACCTGATTGTGTCCTACATTTGGCTAGTTTTCCTAGACAAAAAATTGTTAACAAGGATCCTAAATCGGCCTTAGATGTTATGCTAGCTGCCTTAGTTGACTTGTTATTTTTATCCGGAAGGCACAATGTTGAACGGTTTGTATATGTAAGTAGTAGTATGGTTTACGGTGATACACATCAAGTATACAGCTACGTACCAGAAAATGCAGTTTGTAAACCGAAAGGACAATATGCAATCTTCAAATATACAGGAGAACTTTTAGTAAAAGATTGGGCAGAAAGATATAAAAAAAGTTTTATTATATGTCGACCCAGTGCTGTATACGGTGAAAGAGATTCAACAGATAGAGTAGTAAGCAAATTTATAAGTCAAGCCTTTAAAAATCA